TCGTGCGCTGCTACGTCGAGGGCCGCACGCTCTTCGTCGACTACGAAGCGTACATGGTTGGCTGCGAAATCACCGACACGCCGACGCTCTTCTCGACCGTGCCCGACTCCGAGCGCTGGCCCATCGTTGCCGACTCTGCGCGTCCCGAGACGATCTCGCACCTGCGCAAGAACGGTTACCCGAAGATAATGTCGGCGGTGAAGGGACCGCGCTCACTCGAAGAAGGCGTCGAGTGGCTGCGCTCGCACGACATCGTTGTTCACCCTCGATGCACGCACCTTGTCGACGAGCTAACGCTCTACGCCTACAAGGCCGACCCGCTCACAGGCAAGGTGCTCCCGGTGCTCGAAGACCGCGACAACCACATCATCGACGCGCTCCGCTACGCCTGCGAAGGCGCGCGCCGGGTGCAGGCCGCGAAGCCCGTGCAATTCCAACCCCCGCAACCCGTAGCGCACGCATGGCGCAAGTGATAGGTGCGAGACATGGCCGAGACGAAAGACGCGAGACTCGCACGCATTCACAGCGAGGCGTTGCGGCGCTTCAACACGATTCAATTCGCGCTGCAAGACGAGCGCCGTCAGTGCCTCGACGACCGGCGTTTCTACAGCATCGCAGGCGCGCAGTGGGAGGGTCCGCTCAAAGCTCAGTTTGAGAACCGCCCGCGGCTCGAAGTTAACAAGGTTGCGCTCTCGGTGATGCGCATCATCAACGAGTATCGCGCGAACCGCATCACGGTCGACTACGTGCCGAAAGACGGGCGCGAAGCCGACAAGCTCGCCGACCTATGCGATGGGCTTTACCGCGCCGACGAGCAGGATTCCGTCGCCGATGAAGCCTACGACAACGCATTCGAGGAAGCCGTCGGCGGCGGCATGGGTGCGTGGCGCCTTCGCTCCGTGCTCGAAGACGAACTCGACCCCGAGAACGACCACCAGCGCATTCGCATCGAGCCCATCTTCGACGCCGATACGAGCGTGTATTTCGACCTCGATGCGAAGCGGCAAGACAAGAGCGATGCGCGCTACTGCTTCGTCGTTTCGTCGATGACGCCCGAAGAGTACGAAGAGCAGTTCGACGACAGCCCGTCGACGTGGCCGAAGCAAATTTACGAAACGTACTTCGACTGGTGCAGCCCTGACGTGGTGTACGTCGCCGAGTACTACCGCATCGAAGAGCGCGCCGAGACGCTGCGCGTCTTCCGCCTGCTCGACGGCTCGGAGCAAACGTACACGCGCGCCGAGTTCGACGACGACGAGAACCTCGAACAGATGCTCGCATCGACGGGCGCAATCGAACTCCCGTCGAAGCGCCGCAAGACGCGTCGCGTTCACAAATACCTTCTCTCCGGCGGGCGCGTGCTCGAAGACTTCGGCCTCGTCGCAGGGCCGAACATTCCGATCATCGTCACCTACGGCAAGCGCTGGTTCGTCGACAACATCGAGCGCTGCATGGGCCACGTGCGCCTCGCGAAAGACGCGCAGCGAATCGCGAACATGCAGCGCTCCAAGCTCGCCGAAATCTCCGCGCTCTCGTCCGTCGAGAAGCCGCTCTTCGACCCCGAGCAGGTCGCGGGTCATCAGTGGATGTGGGAGCAGGACAACTTGCGCAACTTCCCGTATCTGCTGCTCAATCGCCTAACGAACATCGACGGCTCCGTGCAGCCAGCAGGGCCGCTCGGCTACACGAAGCCTCCGCAGGTTCCGCCCGCTCTCGCTGCGCTGATTCAGATTGCCGAGCAAGACATGCGCGACGTTCTCGGCGGTGCCGAGGGCGGCGACCAGGTGCGCGCCAACGTGTCCGCCGAAGCGATCGGCATGGTGCAGCAGCGCCTCGACATGCAGACGTTCATTTACGTCTCGAACTTCGCCAAGGCGATGAAGCGCTGCGGCGAAGTGTGGCTCGGCATGGCGCGCGAGGTCTACGTCGAGGAGGGCCGCAGCATGAAGACCGTGGGCGCTGAAGGCGGCGCGTCCGCCGTCGAACTGCTTCGCCCGACCATCGACGAGGCAGGCGGCGTCGAGCTTCAGAATGACCTCTCACGCGCTCGCTTCGACGTGGCCGTCACCGTCGGCCCTTCGTCGCAGAGCAAGCGCAACGCGATGGTGCGGGCGCTCACGCCGCTGATTGCCGTGACCGCCGACCCGGCGACGAAGGCCGTGCTCGAATCCATCGCCATCATGAACATCGAGGGCGAAGGCATGAGCGAAGTGCGCGCATTCTTCCGAAAGAAGCTCGTGCAAATGGGCGCGATGAAGCCGACCGAAGAAGAGGCGAAGGAGATGGCCGCAGCCGCGCAGCAGCAGCAGCCCGACGCGCAAGCGCTCTACCTGCAAGCAGCCGCCGCCGAGGCGCAAGCGAAGGCGACGAAGGCGCAAGCCGACGCGGCTCTCGCGATCGCAAACGCCGAAAAGACAAAAGCGGAAACTGTCAAGACCCTTGCGTCGGTCAACATTTCCGCGCAGAGTCAAGCAATTAAGACCGCCGAAGCGATTGCGCGAGCCACTTCCGCATAATCGCCTCGGCAATTAACGGCCTCCGTCGAGCCTATCGACGAGCGAGAGAAGATGAACGACGAAACGGAAGAACCGATCGCAATCGAAACGACCGAGGGCGAGACGCCCGAGGCACCGCAGGAAGCCGACGAGACAACGCCGGAGGCAGCAGCGGACGAAGACGCGATCGACGATGAGGTCGAGGTTTCCATCGGCGACAAGCCGGTGCAGGCCGAAGAGCCGAAGCAAGCCGCCCCCGCGTGGGTCCGTGAGCTCCGGCGCCGAGAGCGAGAACTAACACGCGAAGTGCGCGAGCTTCGAGCGAAGGTGCAAGCGCCGCAGCAGGGCGAGAACCAGCCGCCAGCGGCAGGCGCGAAACCAAAGCTCGAAGACCACGACTACGACGCGGAAAGATTCGAGACGGCTCTCTCAGGATGGTTCGATCGCAAACGTGGCGTCGACGACCACGCAGCGAAGCAGAGGCAATCCGAAGAGACGCAGAAGCAGGCATGGCAAGCGCGACTCGATGCTTATGGGAAGGCGAAAGCCTCCCTTCGCGTGCGCGACTACGAGGACGCCGAAGGGCACGTCACCGAGTCGCTCAACGTCACGCAGCAAGGCATCATCGTGAGCGGAGCCGAAAACCCTGCACTCGTCACCTACGCCATCGGCAAAGACCCCGCCAAGCTCAAGGAGCTCGCGGCAATCAGCGACCCCGTAAAATTCGCCTTCGCCATCGCCAAGATCGAAACGCAGCTCAAAGTGAACCCCCGCAAACCATCCGCCGCCCCCGAAACCGTCATCAAATCGACGACTCGTCTCGCAGGCGGTGGCCATGACCAAGTACTCGAACGTCTGCGCGACGAGGCCGACAAGAGCGGAGATTTTACGCGAGTCATCGCGTATAAAGCCAAGCTCAAAGCCCAAGTGCATACGAAGTAATTTTAAGGAAATACCACCATGTCGAACTCATTTAGCAAAGAAGAAAAAGTTTCGTTCGAGCAGATGCTCGAAGGGTTCAACGACGCGCTCGTCATGAGCCGCCACGTGACCGTTTACAACTACAACCAGACCGACGCGGCCCGCACAACTGCGATGCCGTCGAGCGTCACGCCGAACTTCGGCACCGTCTGGCGTCCGCAGCCGTACATCATGCCGAGCGTGACGAGCACCCCCGGCACCCCGATTACGTTCAACGACAAGACGCAGCTCACCGTTCCGGCGAGCATCACGAACCTCAAGACCGTGGCGTGGGGCATGAACTCCGCCGAGCTCCGCGACGCGCTCCAAGAGGGTCGTCTCGCGCAAGGCGCTAATCAGAAGCTGGCCAGCGACATCAACCTCGCGGTGATGACAACGGCGACCGGCCTCGGCTCGCTCGTCGTCACGACCGGCACGCCAGCCGGCAGCTTCGACGACATCGCGCTCTGCGACTCGATCCTGAACGAGACGGGCGTGCCAAGCGATTCGCGTTACCTCTCGCTCTCCTCGCGCAGTTACAACGGCCTCGCGGGTAACGTCGTCGGCACGACGCGCTCTTTCGGCACGAACAACCGCTCCGACAAGGCGTTTGAACGCGCTTACGTCGGCATGGTGAGCTCGTTCGACACCTACAAGCAAGACTACGCCCTGCGCAAGACCGCAGCCGCAGGCGTGGCCCTCACCGTCAGCACGCTCAACGCAGGCGGCAACGCCAACTTCGTTCCGCGCGCCACGAACACCGGCGTCGCCGGCATTCTCAACGTCGACAACCGCTTCCAGACCATCACGCTTTCGAGCAACGTCGGCGTCGCCGCAGGCGATGCGTTCACGATCGCGGGCATCTTCTCGGTGCATCTCATCACCAAGCAGAGCACCGGCCAGCTCAAGACCTTCCGCGTCGTCAGCGTCGGCGCCGCAAACACGGTCGTTATCACGCCGCCGATTATCAGCGCCGACAACGCACCGACCGAAGCCGAGCTCCAGTACCAAAACTGCGATCGCGATGGCGTCGGCCTTGCCGCAGCGGCGATCGTCTTCCTCAACACAACGACCGCCGACTTCAACTGCTTCTGGCACAAATCGGCAATCGAGCTGCTCCCGGGTCGCCTCGCGATCCCGGAGAACGCAGGCGTCGCAGTGATGCGCGCAAGCACCGACCAGGGCATTGAAGTCGTCATGCAGAAGCAATTCGCCATCGCGAGCTCGCTCACGCAGTACCGCATCGACGTGCTCTTCGGCACCGCGATGCTGAACCCCGAGATGGCCGGCATTCTGCTCTTCGACCAGTGATTTCCTACTGATTCGAGAAAGAAGGGGCGGCTTCGGTCGCTCCTTTTTTTTTACCTTGCGCGTGCTACCGTCGTCGGCATGCCGCTCGTCAAAGGATACTCGAAAAGCTCCGTCTCGAAGAACATCAAGAGCGAGATGAAGGCCGGCAAGCCGCCGAAGCAAGCCGTCGCGATCGCGCTCTCGACTGCGCGCAAAGCGAAGAAAGGAAAATGAGATGGCGCTCGTTTATCGCTGGAGAAAAGCCCACGGGCTTGAGTATCGAAACGAAGTCCCGAACCTCGTCGAGAAGCGCCTCGCCGAAGGGTGGAGCACGAGTAAAGTCGTCGCCATTGCTGCGAAGACTGCCGTGCCCGTCGCCGCTGCTGCGGCGCCCCCGCACGACGTGATTGACGACGCTCCGCCAACGCGCGACGAGCTCGAACGCAAGGCCGCAGAGCTGCGCATCAAGGTCGACAAGCGATGGAGCGACAAGACGCTAGCAGAGCGCATCGAAGACGCGCTGAAGGGCTAACACATGGGCTACACGAAGCGGCAGTACATCGAGGCGGCGCTGACGGAAATCGGCCTCGCCGACTACGTGTTCAACTCGACGCCTCAAGACCTCCAGACGGCCCTTCGCCGCCTCGACGGCATGATGGCGGAGTGGAACGAGCGCGGCATACGCCTCGGCTACCCGCTGCCGCTCTCGCCGCAGCAGAGCGACCTCGACTCGCAGACCTCTGTGCCCGACCGCGCGAATGAAGCCATCGTGACAAACCTCGCGTGCCGCATCGCGCCGAGTTACGGCAAGCAGGTGCTCGCCGGTACGATGGCGACCGCACGCGGGGCTTACAACACGATTCTCGTGCGCGCCGCGATGCCGAGCGACCAGCAGTTTCCAGGCACGCTTCCAGCAGGCGCGGGCAACAAGCCGTGGGCGTGGCAGGGCAGTCCGTTCCTGCGCGGCCCCGTCGAGCCGGTGCTCGCCGGCAACGACGCCCCGATTGACTACGAATAAGGATTCGACATGCCGACGATTAACCAGCTCGCATCACTGAACCAGCTCTCGGGCTCCGATCAAATTCCCGTGTACTCTGCAAGCAACGGAGACGCGCGCCGCGCGTCCGTCTCGACGCTGCTTTCGTACATTGAGCAAGCGTGGATGTCGCCCGCCTTCCAGCGCGTCACCGCGTCACCGGCGCTCGCGGGCTTCACGTTTGCGCTTCCGGCGACGGCTAACTCGCTCTTCGTGCTGCTCACGCCGACGGGTCCGATGGCGACCGGCACCATCGTTCTTCCCGCCGCTGCAAGCGCCGCAGACGGGCAAGAAATCGTCCTTTACTCGTCGCAGGAGGTAACAGTGCTTTCGTTCGCGCTGAACGGCGCAACGGCCCTTAACGGCGCACCATCTGGCATTCCTACCGACGGTTCGATCACGTTGCGCTTCGACGTGCTCTCGCTTGCGTGGTGGACCATTAGCAAGCCGTCGACGCTAGGCGTCACCGTCGGCGTCTTCACGCCAGTTTACAACGGCGTGGGCGTCGTCGGCATCGTCACATTCGGTGCGCGCTACCAGATCACGAGCAACGTGGTGACGCTCGCCCTAACGATAACGACAGCCGCCGCGTCGGCGCTGACGTACACGATGGCGACGGACTTCTTCGACGGAATTCCTGGGCTTATTCTGCCAGTCAGCGACGTGATTTCGGGCACGCCGCTTGGTGACAATTTGCTCGCGCTCTTCGTGAAAGCCGTAGGGCTTGCGAGGGTAGTCTTCCAGAAGCCGGGAGTCCCCGTCATCGTCATCCCGCCGTCCACGTCGATTCAATTCACCGTCGCAACCTATCTCCTCTGAGGCCGTGCCATGAGCTATTACACACAACCATTCGCGCCCGATTACGGCAACGGCGTCACCGTCGTTCCAGGCGTCGCGAGCGCGGTGCAGGCGTTCCCTAATAACGCGTCCGCCGTCGAGCTGACGAACCTCTCGTCGACGATTCGCTGCTCGATTCGCTTTGGCGAAACGTCGACGCTCACGGCGAGCCTCAGCGCAGACTACACGCTCGGGCCAGGCATGAAGTGCGTGGTCACGAAGCAGCGCGGGTACCAGTTTTTCGCGTACATCGGGTCCGGCGCAGGCGGGAGCCTTCACGTTATTCCCGGCGAGGGAGTCTGAGATGGCACTTAAAGCAGTCGCAACCCTCGTCCCAGGCGGCGGTCCTCCCGTAGGCGGCAGCGGCACGGCGGGGAAGCTGACGAAATGGGCCACGACGAGCACGCTCGACGACAGCGTGATTACGCAGTCGGGGGCAGGCAATATCGGCATCGGCACGGCGATCCCAGGCGACAAGCTTACGATTGCTGGCACCGCAGGCACGTGCGTAATTTCGATGGTCGAAACGGGCGTTCGTAATTGGGCAATCCGTTCAGGCGGCGTGGCAACAAACGTTTTTGATATTTGCGACCTGAGCGCGGCTGCATCGCGGATTGCAATCACCTCCGCCGGCAACGTCGGCATCGGCACGACGGGCCCGAGCGGGGCTCTCGACGTAAACGGGACCATCCGGACTGCTAGTTACACGGTCGGGACCTTGCCAGCGGGAGTAGTAGGCCAGCGGGCGTATGTGACCGACGCGCTCGCCCCGACGTACCTGGGCGCGCTTGTTGGCGGCGGCGCGGTGTTAGCGCCTGTTTTCCGCAACGCAACAGTCTGGGTTTCAGCGTAATTTTCAAAGGTAAACAAAATGTCAATCCAAAAAACCAGTTATATTGAACGCGTGCTAATTGCGCTGCACCCCGACGGCAGCATCAAAGGCGCACACCAGGAAAGCCTGCTCGTCGTCAAGGACGGCGAGACGGTGCTGAGCACAACGCAACTTGGTGCGGTCGGCCTGACGGCTGAAGCCCTCGCTCTCGCGCTGCCCGCTCAAGGCGCGCTTTTGGCGCAGCTTGCAGCGGTAACAGCCGAGCGCGATTTGCTCCTCGCTGCTGCCCCCACGCCGCCCGTAGCGAGCCCCGAGCCCGTCGAGGCACCTGCCGCACCGCCCGTCGTCGAAGAGCCCGTGGCGGTCGAATAACGATGGCCGCTGCGAAGTCCTCGATGAAGTGCAACGCGCCGAAGCGGACCCCGGGTCACGCGACGAAATCGCACGTCGTCAAGGCTTGCGAAGGCGGCAAGGAAAAGCTCATTCGATTCGGGCAGCAGGGCGTTAGTGGCTCGCCCCCAACGAAGGGCGAATCCGACGCAGACAAGAAGCGCCGCGCGTCGTTCAAGGCTCGCCATGCGGCGAACATCGCCAAGGGTAAAATGAGCGCAGCTTTCTGGGCAGACAAGGTGAAGTGGTAAGATGGCATCCATCCCGCTCCTCTCAGGCATTTACGCCACGACGACGCCCGACCTCCGCACGGCGTATCCGGTGAACATGGTGCCCGTGCCGATAGCGACGGGCGTCTCGGACGCGTACCTGCGACCCGGCGACGGCATCACCGGCGAAGGCGCAGGGCCTGGCGTGGACCGCGGCGGCATCAACTGGAACGGCTTGCTCTATCGCGTGATGGGCACGCGGCTCGTGCTTATTGACGCGACCAACTTTGTGCAAGACCTCGGCGACGTTGGCCCCGGGGGTCTCGTCACCTTCGATTACAGCTTCGACCGCCTCGCGATTGCGAGCGGCGGTCGGCTCTACTATTTGACCGGTGGCCTGCTCGCGCAAGTCGTCGACCCCGACCTCGGAACCGTCGTGGATTTCTGCTGGGTCGACGGCTACTTCATGACGACCGATGGGCAGTATCTCATCGTCACCGAGCTTACCGATCCGTTCCTCGTCTTGCCGCTAAAGTACGCGAGCAGCGAAGCGGACCCCGATCCCGTCGTCGCGCTCGTGAAGGTGCGCAACGAGGTCGCGGCGATTAACCGCAACACGATCGAGTTCTTCGACAACGTGGGCGGCTCGGGCTTCCCCTTCCAGCGCATCGAGGGTGCGCAAATTATGAAGGGCGCAGTCGGCACCTTCGCGTGCTGCGCGTACCAGGAGCAAATCGCATTCCTCGGCGGCGGGCGCAACGAAGCCCCGCAAGTCTTCGTCGGGCTGAACGCGCAGGCGAATAAAATCTCGACGCAAGAAGTCGACGAGATACTTGCAACGTACACCGAGGCGCAGCTCGCAGGCGCGAAGCTCGAAGCGCGCAACGATAGGGCCCACGCCTTCCTGTACGTGCACCTCCCCGACCGGACGCTCGTCTTCGACGCCAACGCATCGAAGGCGCTCGGCTCGCTTGTCTGGTTCGTGCTCGTGAGCACGCTTCAAGGCTTCGCGCAGTACCGCGCTCGCAACTTTGTTTGGGCCTACGACCGATGGTGCGTCGGCGACCCGGCGAGCTCGTCGTTCGGTCATTGCGTGCAGTGGCTCTCGACGCACTGGGGCGAGCCCGTGCGCTGGGAGCTAACGACGCCGATCGTCTACAACGAAGGCAACGGGGCCATCTTCAACGAGCTCGAACTTATCGCGCTCCCTGGCAGCGTGCCCTTCGGCGCGAATCCGCTCATTTCGACGAGCTACAGCCTCGACGGGCTTTCGTGGTCGGTCGACCAGACCGTGCGCGTCGGAGCCTTCGGCGCTCGGCAGCATCGCATCGCGTGGCGCCGCCAAGGCTCGATGCGCCGCTTTCGCATTCAGCGCTTTCGCGGCGACTCGTCGGCGCACTTGCCGATCGCCCGCCTCGAAGCGGCCCTCGAACCGCTGGCCTGGTAATGGCTGTCAAGCGCCTTAACCTGACCCGCGACCAGCTCGCGAAGTTCCTCACCGAGCACGAGCAGATTCGGCAATTCGAGCTACTCTTCGCCACGGTCGACGAGATTAAGACGACGGGCGTCGATTCGGCGGCTATCGACGCAGGCGCCGCGCTCGCAGGCGTCAACTCTCTCGCTGGCGTAGTCGCGCAGCTAGCCCAAGACGCGGCGACCGAAGCCTCCAACGCCTTAGCCCTCGCCCAAGCTGCAAAGAGCGCGTTAGGGGCCATCTCCGACCTCGCAATGACCGGCGCGACGCTCCCTCCCGTCGCACCTGCGAAGCGTGTCGGCGTCGGAACGTTCTCCTCGCTCGTGACTCAGGCCGCGCTACTTCCGAACGTGGCCTACCCGGTCGGCCTCGACGTGGTGGACATCGAGCGCGGCGTCTGGCGCGACGCTGTGAGCACGTCGCGCGTCTACGTCGCCGACGGCGGCATCTTCAACTTCCAATTTTCCGCGCAGCTCGACAACACGTCGGGCGGCAATCATCGCATCTGGCTCTGGCCTCGCATCTCAGGCGTCGACGTGCCCGACTCCGCGTCGCAGGTGCGAATCCAGGGAAACAACGCGGAGCTCGTCGCGGCGTGGAATTGGGTGCTACGACTAGCCCCTGGCGAGTACTTCGAGCTCGTCTACGCCGTGTCCGACGTGGCGCTTGAAATCGTCACGTTCCCCGCGGCGGGCGTCGTTCCCGCCATTCCCTCGGTTATTCTCACCGTCACGCAGGAAATATAATGGCCGTCACGCCCTCTCAACTAATCGCCCCGGCGTTCATTCCGAACGCAGCGACCACCGTGTACACGTCGACGGCTGCGAAGACGCGCATCGATTACATGGCGTTCGCGAATCAGAGCGCGTCGAACGTGACGCTGACCGTGCGCCTCGGGGCGGTCGCCTCGTCACCGATTATTTTAGCGCAGACCGTCCTCCCCGGCGAGACGTACCTCTGCCCCGAAGTCATCGGCGCGCTGCTAGCATCGGGGGAAATAATTCGGTACGAGTGCAGCGCGGCGGGCGCGCTTTTCGGGTCCGCGAACGGAGTACAGTTCACATGATGATGCTCGGAATCCCGATCGAAAAGCCGTTCCCGTCGACGAGCGAGAACAAGAAAAACACGCTCATGGTGATTCAAGACTGGCAGCTCGGACCCGAGCAGCCGTCGAACGAGCGCGGGGCGAACGCCGACTACTGGCGCGCTATCGCGAAGACGATGCAGCTCGACGAGGCCGAGGCGCGTCGTCGCCGCTGCTCAAACTGCGAGTACTACGACAACGCGCCAGGCACGCAAATCAAGATGGAGCGCGTGCCGTGGAACGGGTGGGATGTCGACGCCGGGATGCGTGGATTCTGCACGAACTTTTCGTTCGTGTGCCACGACCTGCGCGTGTGCCAGGCGTGGGAAGAGAAGGAGTTCGAGGGCGGATGAACGCTATGCGCAGCCATCTTGTAGACACGCTCGCACTTCCGTTGCCTGCGGTCGAATGGCTTTCCATTTTGTGGGAAGTGATTCAGACGTTTGACGACTACGCCGACGGCGATGCGGTGGCTCGGCAAGAACTTGATGCGCTCATTTGGAATGCGCTTGTCGCGCTTCCGTGTCACCCGTTCTTCGTCGCGCACGCGCACACGCTCGGCGTCGCGCTTTCAACGGCGATCCTGAAGTGGCAAGCCTCCGATCGCGCAGAACGCGAAGGGCTCGCCGATGCGCGGTCGTTTGTATGGCGCGCGAGCTACTACGACGTCGTTCTCGTCGTGCTGAATCTCTGCTACGGTCCGACCGTTGCGCAGTCAAAAGCCTATCTTGTGATGAGCCTCTACGGCGAGAAGCTCGACGACTATTTGAAGGAGTTTGACCATGCCTGACCCAATTTCCGGTATCATCGTAGGCGGAGCTCTTCTCGGTGCCGTCGGCGGCTACTTTGCGCAGACCGAAGCAGCCAAGACGGCAGCAGGCGCGCAGCGCGACGCATCGCAGGCGGCAATCGCCGAGCAGCGCCGACAACAAGCCGAGTCTGAGCGGCTCCTTGCACCGTACATGCAAGCGGGTCAAGGCGCGCTAGGGCAGCAGCAAGCGCTCCTCGGGCTCGGCGGTCCTGAGGCGCAGCGCGCAGCGATCGCACAGCTCGAACAGGGTCCGCAGTTTCAAGCGATGGTGCAGCAAGGCGAAACGGCCATCTTGCAAAACGCATCGGCGACGGGCGGTCTTCGCGGCGGTAACACGCAAGCGGCGCTCGCACAGTTCCGCCCGCAGATGCTCTCGCAGCTCATTAACCAGCAGATGGCGCAGCTCGGCGGTCTCTCGGGCATGGGCCAGCAGAGCGCAATGGGCGCGGCAGGTTACGGGCAGCAAGCCACGCAAGGCGTCATGAACCAGCTCGGCGCGCAGGGGCAAGCCGCAGCGGGCGCAGCGCTCGCGCAAGGGCAAGCCATGGCGAACATCTTTGGCGGCGTCGGCGGAACCCTCGGCACGCTCGGCGGGCTCGGTGCGATGGGCCGTGGGCCGCTAGGCGGAGGCGGTGGAGGCGCGGCAGGAAGCGGCTACACGCCAGGCATGGGCGCGGCTGGAATCACTGGCATGAACTTCAACCTCGGGCTCGGATAATCATGGCGCAGCCGTTCAACTACACGCTAAGCGTACCGAATCCAGCCGAAGCCGTTACCGCAGGGCTCCAGCAAGGCGTTCAGCTCGCCGGGCTGATGGAACGCGCCGATCTCACGGCTGCGCAGCGTCAGCAGACGCTCTTGGAAAATCAGGCGCTCCAGGCGAAGGCTCAACTGCAAGCGAACCAGCAAGCAGCGATCAAGGCGTTCTACGACTTGCCGAGCAACCTGCGATCGGCGGACGAATACGAGCGAATCAGCGCGACGCTTCCGAAGGAGCAGGCCGAGAACATCCGAGCCTCGTTTGAGGCGAAGACGAAGGAGCAGCAGCGCCAAGAGCTTCTCTTCGGCGGTCAGGTCTTCGCCGCGCTGCGCTCGGGCGACCGCGAGACGGCGAACTCGATGCTGCTTCAGAAGGCAGACGCAGCCCGCAACGGTGGCGACGGTGCGCAGGCGAAAGCGTACGAGAACGCCGCCGAGATGGCAGCGATCTCCCCTGACCGAGCCGAGCTCTTCATCGGCACGACGCTCGCTGCGCTTCCTGGCGGGAAGGATTTTATCGCCAACGTCACCGGGCAGTCCGAACTTCGGACGAACGAAGCCATGGCACCTGGCAAGATTGCCAAGGCGATTGCCGATGGCAAAATTCAAGAGATTAAGGCGCAATACCAAGAGCAACAAGAGAAGGCCGAAATCGCGCTTAAGGGCGCGCAAGGCACGGCAGCGAAGGCGTCGGCTGGCGCATCGTATGCGAGCGCGAGGAAATCGCTTGTTGAGATTGACCGGATCAAACTGCTCAGTCCTGCGGAGCGTGCCAAGCTCGTTGCCGAGACCAACAAACTAGACGCGGAGGCTGCGGCAAAACGCGGCGAAGTCGGCGCGCCAGGCGCGCTCGACGCAGGGCAGCGGGTGCTTGACACCGTGTCTTCTCTTCGTGGCATGGGCGGTGGCAA